CTCTCGCAGCCAATCCCTCTCACGTTTGCTAGCTTGTGGGCTTTCGAAATCGGAAGCCATGTCAATCACACTCTTGATCGATAAATGGGTCAGGTGTGTAGGAGAAGAAGAAACCGTCAAACGGTTGAAGACCTTGAAGGACGCCTATCTGCACCATTTAGTAGGTCAGAAGGCGGAACTTCCATGGTTTAAACACTATCCTGATGGTTGTCCCAAAGGGCCTTTCAAGGTCCTTTGGAAGTTTGATCGTTCACAGTTGTTTAAATGCTGGAACTCGATCATGATTTACTCAAGTTTTGAGTTTCAGATCAAGCCTGGTAAAGCACGCATGACTGCGCGGCAGTACGCTAAGTTTGTCAAGGCCGTGAACCGGACTCCGGTTAACCCAGCCGCCCATAAGGAGGCTGAGGCTCTCATTGAGAGGTTCTTGTCCGTAATTTCCTTCCCAAAGTTTACCGCGACTACTGGTTCTCCAGCAAGTGAGTTTCGTGGATCTGCAACACGCAGAGCCCCCGATCCTTCCTCCTATATGGGGTCATCCCCTGAAGAGGAATCGGTGGTGTCATCCATTTCTGTCCTTGCGTCTCGCCCGGCATTTACCGAAAGGCACTGGAGTATTTACTCTGGTGTCCTAAAGGGTTTCGAGGAGACTTGGAGAGGCTTTTCGTGGACTCCCGGACATACCGACAGATCTCTGTCGGGTAGAATAGGTATAATTCAAGAGCCTGGCTACAAAGCCAGGATAGTGGCAAACCCTTATCGGGTTCACCAGTGTGCTATGATGCCTCTTAAAGATTACCTGTTCTCATTGTTTCATCGCCTTCCTAATGATTTTGTTAATGATCAGGATGGCGGTGTCGAATACGTTCGTCAGCGCGTTGCTGAAGGCAAAACTGCCTACAGTATCGACTTGACTAACGCGTCCGATAATCTTCCTTTGTCCTTACAAGCCATATTGTTGCGGCACATTGGTGTCAGTGATGAGTGGATTGATTGCTTCGTTGCAATTTCTAGCGGTGATTGGGAACTGCCCAAGAACTGGCTTCCTGATGCGAAAGCTATCAAGAAGTACCTTCCAAGCGATATGATTCCAGAGTGGTTTTATCCGTTTTATACGGAAGAAAACCATCATCTTCATAATGAAGACCGTGCAGTTTGTAAATCCTGCATGAATCGTCCTGATACTGAAAGGTATTTCCGATGGTTCGAGGGTCAGCCTCTCGGTTTGGGTCCGTCGTTTGCATCC